GCGACAATCGAAGACCCACGCCCCCAATCACTGTTGGTCGACCCACTTAAAGCGCGTTGTTGGTCGTTGTCCTTCGATACTGAAGACCCACGTCCCCAATCACTGTTAGTCGACCCACTTAAAGCACGTTGTTGGTCGTTGTCCTGCGATGCAGATGGCCCATGTCCCCAATTATCGCGGTGTTCTTGGTGGTGGGAATGATCCCGATCGCCCCAACCATCGCCATGACTACGGTCACGGTCACGGTCATGATTACGGTATTCGCGTCGGTCGTCGTTCTGGTAACTACCTCGAGCGTTGGACCGTCGAGTGGAATCATTTCTTGGGGGATTATAGCCTTTCTGATTTTTCCAACCACCATGATAGTTTCCACTGGATGGTTCGGACCGTTCTTGGGACACATGGTCCGACTGTATTGTACCAGTATCTGAAAATAACATTTGCATTAAATTGGCCGACTCTCTATCCGAAGAAGTTTTTTTGCATCTATTCTTATTCTTTCCCATTATACTATAATAATATTATAACCTTATTTAAATATTATTAAACAACGAAACCTATTTAATAATGCTCTCATTGTCAATAAAACATATTGAGATTTGGGGTGGTAGTAAGAACCGTGTGGACGGGTATACCGGATCCGTGATTATATGTTAAAATCTGAATATAATTCGCGTGGGAAATTAACCGACTTACAAATTAATTTCTCGGTTATTATTAAATGGACGTATTATATATTATAGTAGCTATTTTATTACTAATTGTAAGTCTTTTAATAATAAAGGGCAACTTTGTGAACCTAATAACGCCAACGGATACTGCTGCTACTGAACCCTTCGTCGACCATAAAAGCATTGACGACATATTACAGCAATTTTCAAATTCAATTTTCAAACCCGGCAGCGGTATTCGAAATATATCGGAGTCCTATATTATCACAGAGAATAACCTTAGTCTCGACAAAAAACAAGACATTCAGTTGGTAATAGCGGAAATACTAGGTACTATAAATCCTGTACATCAAGTAAAATATAGTCTCTTAAATATTGAACGTGTCAAAGTAGAGAAGAATTTATTTAAAGAGCAACAATATTCAATCGTATTTTTAATACATGAAGTGGACAAATTTTTAACCAGGAAAGTGCTACTCCAATATAAAACTGTCCGTTCAGGCGGCGTTCAGCTACAGAATATCCGAACGCTCCAGGGCGATGACGGGCCAACAGAAACTATACACCCCTATGATTCGGATAATAACGTTTTAAATTCAACGGAGCTTAGAATAAGTGCGAAAGATCCCGACGAAGCAACAAAATTTAAGACGCCATATTCTACTCCTGAAAATTTTACGGTATTTCAAAACACGCGACAGTATAAATCACTATATGAATTATAATAAATATGTATACGTATATTTCTAAAAACTATATTTTCTTTATATTAATTAGATTCTTGTGTTTTTTAACAATGAAATCATCTTCGTCACTATCATCATGATTAGGATTATAATTATCCTGATGATATTTCCATAATGCTGGGTGTCCTATTTTAAAATAACTATGGTCACTCGCCTTATACCAGAATACTTGATCTTCCAACTTATTACTATGTGCGTTGTTATTAATAACAATGCATTCGTAATTTTCCGTACATTGGTCCATTACTTGATTAAACATATCTAAATTTTGAAACATACCCGCATATTGCTCGTATAATCGCTTTCGGTTGGCCTGTATATTTTCGCGCAAGATAAAGACATAATCAATATTAGTTCTTAGAGAGGGTGGTATACCAAGCGCATACTGCATAGTTATTATAAAGGTACTCTTAAAATGTCGACCGTTCATAAACAACGCTCGTATGTCGGTATTTTTAGTCCAAGAAGGGTCGTATAGACAATCGTCTAATATAAGAAAAGCTCTTGGGTCTATCTTATTATTGCTCTGAAAAGCCTTCACGGCCTTTTTTTGCCGTTTAATATAATTATGGACCACAGTGTCTGAAAATTGGTTATGAATAAATATTCCTGGTAATATTTTGGAGTAGAAGGCATTAGCACCTTCGGTCCCACTAATAACACACCCAACAGGCATATCCTGCTTATAGTACAATAAGTCCCTTACCAGAAATGATTTTCCAGTTTCGCGCTTTCCTATAAAGACGACAACCTTCCCATCTGGGAAGTTGGGCATATCAAATTTACGCAACTCCAACGTCATTATTTAAAGCCGACATAAAATAACTTTTTATTTTACGCAAAACTAATTTAAAAACTGGATACTATATATTACTAAAGATGTCTCCGCAATTTGTAGCATACCCCACTATTGGTTTATTTATTATAGGTTTCCTATTAATTGGGTTTGCAATTATATCGCGGTTAGTGTTTAATTACTCACCACTATACACAATACCGATTTCAATTCTTGCTAATTATATCCTCTTTCCAGTTATTCACGACGGAAGCCACCGAAGTATCTCCAACAATAAATTAATCAATGAACCCATTTCCTATACCGCTGGTATACCGTTTTTTTTCGCACCATTTCCAGCTTGGCGATTTATACACCTTCGTCACCACCAATTCACCAATGTCCCTGGCGACGACCCCGACTATTATGCGGGAGGTGGTGCGAGAGATATTAGCACGCTTATTTTCAGGTGGTCAACATATGTATTACATTATTACTCCTATTTTTTTAAATCGACCTTTGCAATTTTATATAATAAGATCCGCCAAAAGACAATTGGGGGGAGAGTATGCGATGTCGATAAACTAAAAAGCGTTGCCAATGATGTCACGATTCAAAATAATGGTTATATTCTTTTATTCACAAGCTTCACCATGATAATGAATGTTTATATAGCGTATTTTGCCTATATACGTGGTTACTTTAGTGATGTATTTATTCTATGGATATTCCCTTCGGCGTGTTCCATTATAATTCTATCGATTCTATTTGATTATTTACCCCACCGCGAGTATACTCATACGATTCGGGATAATAAGTATCTAACCACTAATATGACTCATGGATTATTTAGCACTCGTGGAGATGTTAACAAAGTATTAGCGGCACTGACGTTTAATCAATTAACCTATCATAATATACATCATTTATATCCTAAATTACCTTTTTATGAATACCACTCTAAATGGCAATCAGAAAAGGACGCGTTACTAAAGAAAGGCATTAAGGTCCAAAGCGTTTTTGGTCACATTTAGGGTGGATTCGCATAATGAATTTACTCCAGACATTAATATTACATATAAGTGATTAAAAACACTTTCATTTCTAAACATAATATAATTTATAGAATTACTACACAGTTCCTATTCTAAATATTATAACCTTATTCTATTAATAATGGAGGTTTTACAGAAACTCATAAATAATTTAAACGAAAATACCAGTAAAAGGAGCGTAGCACATTATAATAGTCTAATTAAATCGTGTGTGGAGCGTCATGAAATGACTGCTGTAGTCTATATTTACGATGTAATGCGAGAGCAAAAAGTCCTTCCTACAGAATACACCTACCAATTAATAGAATTATTACATAGTAAAACAGCACTAGAAAATAACAGTCTTCATATTAAAATTCAAACCACTGGTAAACTACAACCCCGACGCAGAATCCATAAAATAATTAAGGGCTATCATTATTCGAAAAATTATAATGCTGCTTTGCGTCACCTGGATATCGTAAAGCAGTATCTTACAGAAAATCCCGAAATCGTGCTATTAGGGAGAATTAAATTAGCCAAAAATATTAGCAAGTGTTGTTCAATAACTTTCAACGAAGCCCGATATATAATAACTAAATTAAAGCGCACCCAGTTTTTAACTAAGTCCAACAAGAGATCTTCATCCGGGCCAAAAACACCGAATGCAACCCAAGCCAAAATAACTCAGTTTTTTTAAAATTTTACAAATTATATAGAACACGTCGACGTGGATATATTAGTTTGGTTTCACTATTAATAATGTTTCTCATTAATAATGGGTTTTCCTGAAAATCTTGGAGTAACTGATATTCGCCCTGAAAGAATGGACAGTATTCTTCGCGATATCAATATCCATTATAGTATTACACAGCCAATAAATTTATACAATTGTAATTTAGAACTACTTTCGTCAGCCACTACTAATAAACGCTTTAATAATCGACATAGTTTATTTAAATTAGTTAAAAAACGCTTCAGAATTTCATACTCGGGTATTGTCTTCAAGGGACTAATCCGGTATAAACGGCAACATTATTATAGAGATGTCTTTATAAAAGAGATACCAATATATCCATTAAATTTTAATTACGAAACAAATATTAACCGACAAGAGAATTATAGTTATCATAAGAACTATTATCTAAATAATCATAATTCGTCTGCTAATATAGAAGTTTTCATGAGCTACGTAACTTCGCGAATATTCGAATTAGGTTTATCACCAACATTTGGCTTATTTTATGGAGCATATAGTGTTAATTTAGATAAATTTAGTTATATGTCGGATAAGGGTGCCGCGTCCACTATTGATAATGGCACTATATATAATTTGACAGATAAACAAATAATACAGAAACGCAATTGCCCAGTTTACTTAATGGCTTTAGAAAAATTCGACGTCAGTATCGAAACTCTTAACTCTGTATGTGATTTGGATGAGTCGCTACTCAAATCAATTTTATTTCAAATATACGCAGGCATATTTACAATGTACACCATCCTTGGGATTAGGCATAATGATTTACACCTGGGGAATATAATGTTTAAAATTACTGAGAAAAAATTTATTTACTATGAATTAAATGATATATATTATAGAATTCCCACATACGGGTTTTTAGTTAAAATTATCGATTGGGGGAGGGGCACCTATAACTATAATAATGTTAGTGGTAACAATAGTATTTTTAATCGATACCAATCATGCGATGGTCAATTAAAATTTGGAAAGATTAACAAAGCACCTTTGGTAAGGAAAAATAATTGGAGGGATATAGTAAGTATAACACACAATTTCCTGTATAATTTCCATCAACTAAAATACTATAAATTATTTACCAAGTTTCTCAAAAGTTGCCTCAAAACAAAAAGTGATATACATATCTCAATTAAGAAATTTAATTGGGAAACATATGAGCATATAGCCAGTAATGATTTTAATATAATTCCAGAGAAAATCATAAACAATACTATATTCAAAATGTTCGTGGTCGACACGGTGGATCCATCGAATACCATATATAAAATACTACTTTAAGGGGTTTCCCCCAATGCTTTACTGGCTGCTTTTGCCGCAGCCTTGGCAACTTCAATGGCCAATTCCTGCGCATTGGTCTTGGATACTAATTGTTCAGCCAATGTTTTGGTTACGATATCTTTAGCTTCTTGCTTGCGTTGGAGCCAAGGGTCAATATCATTCATTACGGGGGTGTTGTCGACGCCGAGTGCGGATTCGATGTCAGTGGTCTCAACAGATTCATCCTCCTCATTGACTTGAAGTGCCTTATTGGCCTTATTGGCCTTATTCGCCTTGTCTTGCTGATCCTTCACATATTCAATATTTTCACGGAAATGAGTATCCTTATTCGTCTGATTCTCTTTATATTTTTTAACTAATTCATTTAATTCAGACTCGGCGTATTCTTGGCCTTCAATTGCGTCGGGTCGGGGATCCCATGGTAACCAATAACCGACTTGTCCAATATATACATTAAAGTTGGGATCAGTTTTTTGTAATTTGGCAGCCTTCATTTGGGCCTCTTTTAGACTTGAATAGGTACCCCGCACCTTGACCCCACGAGTACTGGTTTTAAAATCATGGACGTGGTCATACTCTGCCTGTAATTTATCCTCATTGATATATAGAAAATCTTGATATTTCGCAACTATAGATGTTTCGTCTAAATCGTAATTTTTACCAATAGTTTTAAGAAATTTATGCATGAATTGCAAATTCTTATCGGCCAATACTTTTTCGGGTGAGATAAATGACAGGCATGTGTACGACTGTCCCCCAATAGGGGGATCGACTTCTAGAAAATCTTCAGTGGCCATATTATGTATTATATAAATAACATATAACTTTAAGTATTTTATTATATGGTTCAAAAAAATTTTATCTCATTATAGTATATAATGCCAACTTACAGACGTCAAATTGAAAATTTCACAAATGCCATAAATTTACAGGAAGTCATTAAACGAATGGCCAAATACTTAGTAGAGGGTGGAGCCGTTGCCGCAGCGGCGTACTTTATTCCAAGAAAGAAGATGGAACTTGAAGAAGTCTTTATGATCGCAATTACGGCGGCCGCCGTCTTCGCCCTTTTGGACATGTACGCACCAAGCATCGGGAGTGCCGCTCGCCAGGGTGCAGGCTTCGGTTTGGGTGCCAACTTAGTTGGTTTCCCCAGAATCGCATAATAACTATATAGGTTTTATTCATCATACTAATAATACTTATACCGTTGGGATAAATTGCCAATTTAATTCTTTGCATATCTTCTTCCAAACTTCATCATGTTCATGTAACTTTTCGCGTGACTTTAAGAGTCGGCAATATGGGAGGTACTCGTCTTCTTCTAATAATTGGAAGAATTTAAAGAAAATGTATGGATATGAAAAGAAATTGGCACGTTTATTAGGACAATACTTTAACCAAGGTCCCTGAACTTGTTTAAACATATTGCGTAATTTATCCTCCAATATACTATCTAATATAGGTGCTGGACGACCAGACAACCTATTCATAATGTAGTGACAATGTTCGTAATATTTTGTTAACTCTAACTTCTTTAAGACTTCCCTTACCTTATTGGCTGTGATTTTCGTTATATCGTTATAGCGTTCCTTCTTCAGCTCGGCGAGTATGTTATTATAGATTTTTTCATTTATATCGGTTGACTCTTTAGCTTGGAATTGGGATAAGAATTCGTTGGCATGGTTAATTTTTTTATAGGCGAAGTAAGTTACTTCTCGGGGAGGTTCCTTAAATGATGGAGTATTGATATCCACTAAAATTTTTTCGATTCCACCACACTTGGGACATAATAGCACCCCCTTTTTATGGCGAATAATTCGCCTTTCATTGCACGTTTTACATAAATCCAATTTTTCAAGACTAATTTCTTCTGGTTTTGGAATAAAGTTTTCGTCCGTTAATTTAATAAAATCATTCATTATCTGGTGTTTTTTTGAAGGAACATTTGAAACATATTTTTTGGGCTTATTTGATCCAAAAAAATCCACAACGGTTTTATTATCTTCCGTGGTATACGCCAGGTTATTATATGCATATAGAAGTGACGTAGAGTCTAATAAATAGTCGTAATAGGCACCATTACTTTCTATATCGGCGATTTCCTGGTTTATTTTATCAATTTTCACCTTCATATTATAGCGCTCGTCAAAATCCGCTTCAATTAAGTCTTGTGTTTTAAAATCCAGTAATTTTTGAGTTAAATGTTGGTGTGTTATCTTTAATTCTGGTAATTTGGCCTTAATTTCATTAAATAATAATAACTTCGTCTTATGTTTCTGATCGAGTGTAGTTTTTAATTGTCGTGATTTAGTGTGAGTTTTTTTATTTTTTATTTTTTTAAAGGTTTCCATTAAATGATAAATACTATAGAAAAGTCTTTATTTCGTTTTAAATTACTAATTAGATTGTTTTATTAATATAATGGATATTCCAACCCCCTCCTCTAAGAAATTATTTAAAATGAATTTTATTTATAACGCACTAATTAACGGCTGGGCGGTAAAACAAATAGCTCAAAATAAATACGAATTTACCAATAATAACAAGAAAATTAAACGCGAATTTTTTGGGGAAAAATTTATAGAAGAGTTTATAGAGACCAATATTATCACGCCCGCGTAAAAGAAAAATAATTATCTTCCAATATTATATATATTTATTATGGCTGGAGGACTAATGCAACTAGTAGCTTATGGGGCCCAGGATGTGTATTTAACTGGTAACCCACAAATAACGTTTTTTAAAGTCGTATATCGCCGGCATACCAATTTTGCTATAGAAAGTATTGAATTGGGGTTTACTGGTAGTCCCGGATTTGGTAAAAAAACAACGTGCACTATTTCACGGAATGGGGATTTGGTTAGCAACATGGTACTTCAAATTAAATTAGGTGCTCTCCCCTCACCGTCGAGTTCTTGGGCGTGGTCCAGTTTTTTAGGACACCGTATAATTAATTTTATGGAAATTGAAATAGGTGGACAACGAATCGATAAACAATACGGGGAGTGGTTACATCTTTGGAACCAACTTACCTTGCCAGAAGCAAAAACGGCTGGCTACAATAAAATGATCGGCCACACTCTTGGGGTGTTAGGTAAGCGTGGTGCGGATCGCATAGCGTTGAATACCAATGTGGTGACCACCCCAGCAATTCCAGATGCATTTCAGATCGCAACCGGGGGTGCTGGTACAATTGTTCCACTCGAAGCCGCAGACACGAAGGAAATCGTGTTAAACATCCCCTTGCAATTTTGGTTTTGCCGGAATCCCGGATTAGCACTCCCCCTCATTGCTCTCCAATACCACGACGTTAAAGTCGCCATAAACTTTGCCACTCTTAATGACTGCATAAAAGATTATACCGGTGCTACATTCGTAGCCAGCGCCAGCGCCACCACAGCGTCGAGCAATGGTGCTATATCTTTTGATGCTAATTTATTTGTAGACTACATTCATTTAGATACCGACGAACGCCGGCGGTTCGCTCAATTAACCCACGAATATCTTATCGAGCAAGTCCAGTACGTGACGGAAGAGATTTCCAATTCAGATGTAAAAATAAGTCTGCCATTCAATCACCCAATTAAGGAACTTGTTTGGACTATTTCAGACGATGCGACTGAGGAGGCTGGCGAACACTTTACCTACGTGGGGGACCAGACACTAAACCCCTTAAATCCTGGTGCCGAAAGCGACGTAAGCCTAGTTACTGGACGACAGGACGGTGTTAATACGTGCAAAGAAGCTGTATTAAAATTAAACGGTCAGGACCGATTTTCAGAACGCAGTGGTAATTATTTTAATTTAGTACAGCCGTACCAACACCACACCGGAATACCATATAATGGCATTAACTCGTATTCCTTTGCGCTTAGACCCGAAGAGCATCAGCCGTCTGGAACCTGTAATTTTTCCCGTCTGGACAATGCAACACTGCATATCAAGGTGGATAGTGCGGCGGCCAGAACTGTCCGTGCCTACGCGGTTAACTATAATGTCTTAAGAATTATGTCTGGTATGGGCGGTCTTGCATACTCAAATTAAAGTTCTAATTGTATCGAACTGGTGGGGTCCCGCAATGTTTTAGATTTATTATATAGTTGATAGGTTACCACACTTCGATTCGTCCCGGGTAATTGGATAACACGTTCCCGGATGTATTTATTAATTCTTAAATGAACCAATGCCTTTCGAACCATATCGAGGCTGCGTTTTTGCGTTCCAAATAAACCCTTATACTGGCGCAAATATATCTGTTTAAACACGCGGATAATATTCGATCTATATGCTGAATCTCTTAGATTTTCTATAATATTCAGAATATCCCTACAAAGGTTAATACCATTAATTGTAGGTTTAGCATCATGTGATTTACGGCACGTATCACACGAGGTGCCACATGCGGGCAAATCCGCTTCCCCCAGATATTTTGATATTAGAACGTGTCTACAAATAGTAGTATTTATACATAATCTCTCGAATCTATCTAATAATTTAATCGTATGGGATAGATTTGTTTTACAGTCCGCACACCCCGCCCGATCCCCACGATTTGCTTTGTAATCGTAAGTTTTTCGAAATGACCAATTAATTAATTTTTTACCACTTTCTCTATCCAGTTCGGAATAATATAAGAAGCATTTTGTAGGTAAGCCGTCGCGTCCACCACGACCAATTTCCTGATAATAACTTTCTACTGAAAATGGAGTGTCATTGTGAATAATAAATCGCACGTCCGCCTTATCGATTCCCATACCAAAGGCAATTGTGGCAATTATAATATTTATTTCATTTTTCTTCCAAGAATCTTCTGCTACCATACGGTATTTTTTTGTAAATCCCGCATGATAGGCCTTTGTCACTAAGCCGTTACTATTCAAGAATTTTTCCAAGCGTTCGCATTTTTTTCTGGTCTGACAGTAGATAATTCCACTCATATTTGAAAACCCATATTTTGAAAGTAGCCGCAAAACGCTATTGTTATGCTTTTTCGAAGTCGAAGCCTTTTCTAGGATGGTTAAGTCTAAATTTTTACGAAAATAGGATTTAGTATAGTATTTATATTTTCCGAATTTCAATAACTTGGTTATATCTTTTTGCACTGCAGGTGGTGCCGTAGCAGTAAGGGCCATTATAGGTACCGTCTCCCATTCAAGGCGGATATTTTCTAAAGCTCTGTAGGAGGGTCGGAAATTATTTCCCCACTGCGAAATACAATGTGCCTCATCAATGACAAAACGATCTATTTTGCGACGATTATACAAACTGTGTAAATGCTCTTTGAACACACTATTGTTTTCTATAGTTTCTGGGGTAGTATATATGAGGTGTATTGCCACTTCTTGTTTCTTAAACTCTTGCAGTAATAGACTCTTGTCGGCCACAGAGGTGTCTCCATAAAAACCGAGGACGGGTATGCCACGCTTGCGTAAGTTGTCAATCTGGTCCTTTATCAAGGCTTTGAGCGGGCTTATTATTATTGTAAATCCACTACCAGCAATCGCTGGTAGTTGATAACACAGACTTTTTCCACTCCCTGTAGGAAGTACTACTAACTGATCATAGTGTTTTGCACTATCTCGTACTATTTTATGCTGGGGTGATATGAAGGTTTCATATCCGAAATTATCTTTGAGTATGGCATGCCAATTCATAATGACTCTTGATTGTTAGTCTTACTCTTGTACCGAATAACACTATCAAATTATTAATTCTCCGCACGATATTTTAATATCGGTGGATATTAGAATGGACACGCGTTTTTGGGGACCAGACGGCTGGAATTTATTACATTCTATAGCTTATTATTATCCTGATAAACCTTCGATTAAAACACAAAACACCGTTAAACGATTTTTTAAAACCCTACCATATGTGTTACCGTGTATATATTGCAGAAATTCATTAGCTACATATTTTAAGGAGGCACCTATAGACGGAGAATTGAAAAATAAAACCGACTTGTTCAAATGGTTATACGTAATCCACAATAAGGTTAATATGAAATTAACCAAGCAAAAATTAAATAAAAAACCAAATCCAACAATTTCTAAAGTAAAGAAATATTATAAAAGGTTTACTCGCGAGCACAATCAGGAAACATGTATACGAGCACCCGGAATGGTCTTCATATATAGTATAGCATTTAATTACCCGTTAATAAAAACGGATTTCAAAACGGCAATACGGTATAAACAACACAAATTATTTTTAAAACTATTAGGCGAAGTATATCCATTCCAGCATTTTAAAAAAAAATATCAGGCATATTTTGCACGCGGGGATTTAGACAAAGTGTTAAGTCGGCGGTGTTATTTTAAACGGTGGGTTTATAAAATAGATAGTATATTACACTCAACATGTCCAACCTATAAAGAACGTTGTAAGGATATCGAAGTCTATAGAGCAACTTGTAAAATAACTACGTGTAGGAAGAAAAACTAATAGGTATATTTCAAATAAATCTCATTGGTTTTCTTGATACTGTCCACAAGTGCCTTATTATACTCGTCCATTGTAGTAGGTTCGTGTTTTACTAGTAACCAAGCACGAGTATAAAAGTGCTCGTGTGATTCGAGGTCTCGACGGTAAACAATATAACTTTTTTGTTTATAGTCGATTACAATTTTGTCGTCCATTTTATTATAATGATAACAGCCTTCATTATTAGATTAATCAAATTTTATTATTTTCGAAATGACCAAACTATATGTCAGTATACCCATGATTATATATACAATAAATTCTAAATAATTACTCCCTAACAAAACGTGATCTGCTGGGTTTGAAATAAACATAAAAAAATTAATAACTATCAATACTGTGATTATTTTTAAACAGTCCTTGATAATATTTTTATATTCTGAATCCAAATTTGTAATTTTTAAGTCAATTAACATTATATATATGTATGATAATATTTATAGAAAAATATCCAAAATATTACCGGTCCGCCGAACCAAAGAACCCGTCCGTTATTTAATGAGTTTAAATTTTAAATTTTATTTATCCTATTAATATCAATATGAGTCATTTAAAATTAATAACGACCTTTGTATGCATTGCTGCCGCCGCCATATCCATTATCCTATTATTCCGCAGAAGCAATATCTTAATGGCACATTATGCTAATTTAAACTCGGACATAACTTCCATAAAAAACTTTTTATTAAGTAATGGTCAATTGCCGAACTCTGTAGACAAAACGACACCTTTAAGGGGCGACGCTAAAATAGAAACCTTTGAATCGCCTGTGAAGGATATGCGCGATCCGATTACATTGACCAAAAACAATATTAATAATCTACAAGAAGAAATAGCTGCCTTACAAAATATGGTCACGTCCTCAGACGAAAGTTCAGTTGAAGAAAATTATAGTGAAAGTGATTCCGACAGTGAAATCAGTTATCAGGAAAATCAGTTCGATGGGGTAACCGACGACGCTGTCCAACAATTCCAGGATAAAAGCCCGATGGAAGGGTATGACTTAACAAATATCGAAACTAATTCGGAATTAGCGAAGGCACTTACCAGTGTAGTATCTGAAATTGAAGTCGTTGGTCTCGTTGCCGGTCCCACGGACGCCGTGCTCGACACTGGCAACGATGACGCCGCCGACGACGCTGGTCACACTATAAATGAGTCTCCAGTACAGAGTCTTGAGAATGAGGTTATAGTAGACTTAATTGTAAAGTCGCATACTAAAACACAATTACAAAATTTGTGCGCGGCGCGATACTTGAGTAAATCTGGAAATAAACACGAATTAATACACCGTTTACTTAGTAATAATTATTCATTCGAACTCAACGACACCGCGGACAAGGCGTTAAGTCAAAACATGTCTTAAATTTGTGCTAAATATTTATATATTTATATAATATATGAGTTGTTATCGTGCTACTAATAATAAGTACCTCACGTGTCCGGCCCTTATGGCAGACGGGCGAAATTTTACAGACTATCGTTCTTCAAGACAAGTGAATGATTCTCTTCGGAGCGAAATGAACATAATTAGCTCGCATAACTATAGAGAATTTCTAATTAAAAATACCGATAAACTATTACAAACTGATCGAGAAAATGCCGAGAGCACCAATGCGTGTGTTAACTATGACGAGGACGAGTATAAAATAACCTCTTTACCCGAGCAACATATTCAAATATGTGATAAACATAGTTGCCAAACAAATTTAAACCAGGCGAGTGGATTGGGTGTACGTCGTGCGTTCGATAATTCTGGCGAACCGATTAAATCCCAACTGCCAGTGATAAAATCTACATGCAAATAAATTTTACACCTACCTTATTCTTTAATAATTAAATATTTTATTATAGTATAATTTATGTCACTTTGGGAAAAGAGTTATTTAAAGAATTTAAATACTGATAATGTTTTAACAAGCGACGAAAATGGCGAATTTACTGTTAAGGGGTATGAGGAAAATATTGATTCGTCGTCAACCTTGATATATTGGGCAGCAAACCCACCAACATATAACGGTTCGTTTACTGGCTCTGGTCTACCATTCCCCAGTGCTGAAATAGCCTATGAAAATAGTAGTAATCGCGGTAAAGTTAGAACGACTGGTGGCCACTACGAATTTAAAATCAATTTTCCAAATTCATACTACACTGACCTTGGTAATAATTTTGTGGAACCATGTGTGCATATTAAAATAGTCCAGCCATATGGAAAAGATATTGTTAAAACCATTATTTTAAATAATAGTATACCGTTTAGGACATTACGTCATTCAAATGGCGAGCGTTCCAATGCATCGCGTCTTGATAACTCATTTTATATTGGTAGAGATACACTCCCTTTCAGAAGTCAAGAAGACATACTCCGAGATAGTGGCTATCCCCCCGATAATACAACGCCTGTGAATTTTTGGGGGAAATCGATACCGCACCCATGAATATACCTAAAAAAATTAATTTTAAGTATATTTATTGGTTAAAATAAATAGTCCTCTGTAATATTGGTAGAACGGCATCATCGTGGGTAATTATGATCACTGTCTTGTCTTTTGCCAAGGTTTTAATTAGCTGTAATACGATTTTTTTTGTCTCTTGGTCTAACCCCGTAGTGGGTTCATCGAGAATATACAATTTCGAGTTTTTTAAAAACGCTTTAATTAACAATACCACCTGACGCTGACCACCACTAAGTTGATTACCGTCGATACCAACTGAGGTATTCAATCCGTCTGGTAAGGTATTAAAAATTGTTATGTCAAACGTTTTAATAAACTCGCGTACAATTTTTTCAGGTGCATTATGTCCATACTGGATGTTATATAGAACCGTATTATTAAATAATTTACTGGTTTGGTTTATATAGGATATGTTGTTCCTAAGATAATCGGTGTTATAATTATTTAAATTATGATTACCCAGAAATATCTCACCAGAAGTTAATTTATAGAATCTCATTAGTAATTTTATAAAGGTTGTTTTTCCACTACCAGAAGTCCCGAATATTCCAACGGTTTCGTGGTGATTTATTTTAAACGATTTGTCGTGGATTATTTCATTTTTAGAACCTGGATATTTAAAGGAGATCCGGTTCACACTAATATCACACCGTGATATTGTATTCTGCAGTGAAACGTCAATGTCCGCCGGGCGCTTACTAATGTTCTGCAAGAATTTCTCGGCATTTATTAACTGGCCAATATTAGCATTTAAGAAGGGTAGTTCACTTGAAAACGAATTGATAAATATAAAATAATAGGTTAACATTACTAGAGAAGTAATCATAGTGTGTGGAGTGATTTTACCAGTATTTAGCAGATTAAACAACAATGTCATAATTGCTATATAGAAGACGATTGTGCTAATATTTAGCATCGTATATAATGTATTATTACAGCCCGTGGTAGCCAGATTTACTTCCAAATACTCCTTTCCCAGAAGTTCATAGTCGCTAATTTCTGCCTCTATACTATTGTTGGTGTAAATTGAAAATAAATTTGCTAACTTATCTTTTGTTATTTCATTCATTTTTGAAAAAAACTGGTCACGGATTACAGCCTTTTTAATGCACTTATGACCAAAAATACGATATATAATAATCGCCACTATTGGTGAAGACGCTGTGAGTAAAAATAGGTAGCGATTCTTTCGGTAGAAGTAAATATTTAAAACAATAACAGTCATAATTGCTGGGACAAATACTGATATAATACTGATTAAGGTGTGTTGTAAGGCGTAGGGTATTAAAATTAGATTTCCTATAAAATCCCCAATTGAAATATCAGCGTAGTCCTCCTTATACCGCCTGATAATACTGTCGTAAAAATATTTACGAATGCTTAAAAAAAACTGTGGAAATATCATATCTTCAATATAATGTTTAATTATTTTTGCGAATTTAATAATTGTCCAAAATATACACGAATATATTACGAGTGATATAATTTGTTTTTTATGTGTTTTAATTTTAGGCAATGTTTGCGAAAGTTCCGAAATATTTGTCGACATAACGAAACTTTCAAAGGGATATGTGAATGCTATAATAATAAAATAAACTAAGAATTTTAGCTTATTTTTTAATATAAACTGTACTGTCAGATCCACAGTCAGCATTTGGGTGCTATATATGTATATTAAAATTAAACGGAACTTAAAGATTGGGTCAATGGATTGTTTTTGAAGGGCTGTAAAAGAATGGGATCAATCCGTTCTCCAAGTATAGTATTATCATATTGGTGTTTCGATTGGTTTTGGGCACCAATATTGTTATTATAGGTACTAATGATAATTTTTTTGAGACCAGGTTCGTTATCGGAACCGTCCCCCAACAATCTTGTATTGGTTACATGTATTCGATCCCCACCAATGGACATTTTAACACTCTCTGGTGTGGGTTTTCTCCCCATTAAGGTCCGTTCTTTGGATTCATTTATACGGGACCCGAGAGACGAGTCGTATATAGTAGATTTCTTATAATACCCACCTGCGACACCACCGTATTCGTGGTCACCAGTATCCTGTCTATTGGTATTTGGTGCATTTTGTATATTGGTTATGTACCCCAGACCACGCTGTTGATTTTCAGCATTGCCTGAATATTGGTGATTGCTAGTAAATTGTCGATTGGTCTCCACTAAATTATTAGGGTCATATACTCCTAATTTAATTGGTCCAGTAAGCTGTCCCGTATGTGAATTTTCTATATTGGTCTCCTTAATTGTAGTTCGCGCTATATCATTCGAATCGTACGGGGTGAGTTTCACCGCTCCGCGTAAATTACCATTATGTGAATTTTCTATATTAGTTTCTTTAATCGTGGTCCGCGTAACGTCGGAAGGATCGTAGGGTGTAAGTTTAACTTTACCCTTTAGATTGCCAGTATGTGAATTTTCGATATTAGTCTCTTTAATCGTGGTCCGCGTAACGTCGGAAGGATCGTATGGTGTAAGTTTAACTTTACCCTTTAGATTGCCAGTATGTGAATTTTCTATATTGGTCTCTTTAATTGTGGTTTTTAAAACATCACTCGGGTCGTAATGTGTGGGCTTTTCAAACCCCTTTATACCACCGGGTCTATTATTTTCAATACCAATCTCTTTCATTGTTGTCGGTAATGCCTCGTCATCGCGAGTAGTATTTTTAGGTATACCTTGTCCTAAATTACCGTGGGGTCGTGAATTCCCGATAAAATTTTCCTTTTTAGTAGGCTTGAGAACATCTAACAAAGGTGCTACAATAGCCTTAACTATAGAACTAAAATTATATCCCGTGTTGCTATTTGCCACTTCTGATTTATCGGCAGGTCTATTTACTATACCCGACTTACCATAATCTCCAAATTCGGAGTTTTCCCAGGCGTTATTATTGTGAATATTTCTTGGGCCGTCAGATGCATATACATTTTTTGTGGATGCTTTATAAAGCGACCGACTTTTCCGACCCTTTATTACAGGATTTGCACTAGGTGTATAATTTACGGAATTTTTTCGGTTATTATCTTTAATATAAATAGCTGGCCGCAACTCTTCCTTCTTAACAGCCCCTGTAGTCTTAAGATAACTATCAGGAGTTTGCACATAAAATGTATCTGGAGTTCTTTTTTCTGAATGCCCCAACAGTGCCCGCTTGTTATTGACGGCCTTCCCCGACTTCATGATTCCCTTGTAAGTTTTTTTTTGGTTCGTAATACTTCGAAGTTGGTCGACATTCTTCGGCATTATATGATCTCTATAATCTGGGTGAAAGCCCCCAGTTGGGGACGAGTCAAACCCATTACCAAAACCCTTCCCGACAATAACCTGTTTAAATGGAAGTGTATTGGTTCTATATTTGGAGGCGTATATTCTTTCACGATTTAACTCTGTAGTTATATTACTTCCAAATCGAGAATTTGTATCGGTTAACGGAGTAAATAATGGCTCACTTGCGTGTTTATTTAAATAATTGTTATTCGTCTGTAGGGACAGTATTTGATTATTTTGGCCCAAGTCCATATTCTGCTTGACATCTCCACCAAAATGAGGGGCAACCTCTCTATTCAAAAATTTACCTAAGGGAATCTCTATATTAGTTAGTGGCGATATTAATGAGGCGTCTTTCGCAGCCGCTCCATGACGAACCATTCTGCGAGCGGTGTTAAAATTCCTATTTATAATATCGAAATTAGGGTTTTTATTCGTTATGGCTGACATCCTATTAATATAATTGTTTATTTTTTTTATAATAATATTGTTATTATAAAAAGTTTCTATAAAATCGCAAACTCACCATCATATGCTTTTACTTCACCATCTGGTAAACTTGCCGATACGTCAATCGGTGTCGGTATTAATGGCCGGTGGTTATCTTTTACAAGAATCCGATTTGATATGTTATTTGGAAAGGACATTTCGATATTTTTTTGAGGATTGATGCTTAGACTTTCCCAACGATTCCACCCAGTACCTCTTAAATTACACGATGGGTTGGTTGTACGCGTTTCTTCAGCTGGAATAAAACAGTTTGGGAAATGCTGTAATTCATTATCACCCACCATGGAACCCTTTTTAGAATTCGGACAGTTTCCAATAATTCCTTGACCTAAAGGATAGCCAGTATCGCATTGTGCCTCGAAGGTGTTTGTTGGCGCACCTGAGGCACGTCGATTTATACCTAATAATTCTGAACTGACATCCACCAAAGACGTATTCTTAAAGACCGATACACCCTGTTGCTGCGGGATAACGCTAACTGGATATGGATAGCATTGCGTCGCACTAACTCGGGGTTTATTTAAATGATATGAACCTTGGCGCTGTGATTGCTGTACTGTAGATTTATACGCTTTAGCGTCGTATGGTAACTTGGTAAAACTCATTTATATATTAAAAGATAATAAATTATAAAAATGAATTATAAATATTTACTCCTCGGTCGTTGGGAGTTTCGAATCCGTGATTTTGCAAGAATTTAAATGACTTACTGTCGTATCAACTAATGTTTGTGTTGTACCTGCATTCCCCGATATCAGCATTTGGGTTGGGTTGACAGTACCGCACCCAGTGTTAGACGAACTAAGACCTTTTAATATGCTCTCCAAATCGACTTTGTTACCGTTTATCTCCGATACTTGTGGTCCACCCAATAATCCGAACTCATTACGGCATTTTTGGTTGTTCTCATATTTATCCATACTCATTATATACCCCAGGGAGTTTGAATCTTCAGTGGATTTTTCTTGTTGCAGACATTTATCATATGCTAATCGGTTATTACTCATAATATATAATATATTAATATTATTATTTCGTAAAATTCCTTTAAAATTTACTTCATATCACCTATCCGCCGCTTGTGATCTTCGTCTTTTACTATTAATCTGGAAGATACTCCTCCCCGAACCCAAGTAGAATCACTATCTTCTGGGATAATATGGCGTGTAAATTGCTTTGATCTGACTTTTTCAACTTGTGGGAAAAATCTGTTTACGCTCGACGAGGTTTTTTCTTTACCTAATTGGGTATTTTCATTAAATTTTAATTTGTTTTCAGTCGTAATATCACACCCACTTCGCACCATTAACGGGATTGTATTTAGCGAGCGTGGCTTAATTAAGTTTAGGCGGTTTAAACTGGTTAACTTACCAGCTACATGTGAGTCGTTAGTATCATTCCCACCCTGTCCCGACCGCGTTGTAAGATGCATCGCGGGTCGTGCGAGTGCGAGCTGTGTGGCGGCGGCTATACCAGCACTATCCCGAAAATTATTTAATAAATACTCCGACATTTTTATAGAATCGTCAGTATTACACCTAATAGCGTCAACGTCATGAACTAATCTTGTAGAATTATTTATATCCATTTATATAGGCTCAGCTTTTTTTTTTATTATTACTTCCTGTGAAGTGGCACCAGTTCCAATAATTCTGGCGGGAATATAGTTAAGAGTAGAACACCGTTTGGCATTACCATCCTTACACGTTTTAGGCATTTTATATAACCACTCCGCAAACTCAGTTTGCTTGTTTGGTATGGTCGTCACTGGCATTGTATAAAACGACCTCTGGGAATGATAGTTATCAAATATATCGCCCTCGTCGCGATATAAATTATGATCGAGAGATTCCTTAATCTTATCTTGCAGTGCTTTATCACGCAGTAAATTTTGAATAGGTGTTTTATCATTTTCTATATCTACGGTATTTTGCCGTAAGATGTTTTTTACTGGATTACCTGGGTCAATATTAACCGCGTCCTCATATTTTTCTATAGAAGGTTTAGATGTTTTAGTATAGACCCAATATATTACCGCTAATGCAATAATAAAGCCTATTAAACAAATCGAATCTCCAGTTATTAATAGACCTGCAAAACTAATAAGTGCTATCACCTTAACGACCGACGTCAATTTCTCCCCAACAGTGTTTGTTTGAATAAAATTAAATCCAATAATATCGTTCAACCAAAATTTTTCCGGATTGCTAAAATCTATGGACATACTACTATTAATACGCATAATTTTTTATTCAAGAGTTAAGTGTTTTTTATTTTTCTTACGTTTCTTTTTCGATTTAACCTTTGGAGCCAAATGAGTACCCTCAATCTCGCGGACCAAATCATCAATGGCGGGTAGGGCGTCGACCTCTAAATTATCTAATTCTCCCTGCAATATCTTTTCTTGGACAGCTAAAAGTTCTCGCTTTTCTTTTAATTTTTTTCTTAAGCGTTGCTTAGTTTCTAAAGTCTTTTTCGAGGCGGTCATTTTGGTTTTAGCTTGACCCTTCTGAACACTGCCCATATTTTTCATTAAATTCTGGAAAATACTACCCAAATTTCCCATATCACCTAATCCAGGTATTGAGCCTAGACCGCCTAGACCCTCAGAAGATCCAGGTGCTCCATCTTTGGAAAAATTACTCATTACTTCCTGTGCATTTGACAAAAGGTCTGCTTCATTTAAATCTCCATTGGACAACTTATTTTGTATTTTATCGCTAATATTTTTTACTAAACTCATTAATCCACTATCGTCATTATCGCCATCCAGATTACCGCTCAGTAAATCCTGAATTAAACCCGCTGGATTGTCCAAATTAATACTGTTAACGTCAATTTCACCAGCAATCTCTTTCGCCAAATTACCAATGGTCCCATTAAAAATTTCTGGTAACTCGAAGGACATTCCTGCCGCCTTTGCACCCTCAGTAACAATTTCTTCTTCAATGGGCTTTTTAGACAAACTGTTAACTATATTAATCAGTGCTTTAGTCTCAGTGTCTAAGGTTTCGTCGTCGGAACCCATTGTTTTGAATTTTTTTATCACCTGTTTTAAATCTGTTTCATTAACATGTTCATATGCAAATAAATATAATGTATGTAGATAGTTCCAAATAACTTCTTTATTTTCGTCGCTTAAATCCTCTCGATTCCACAGCTTATTAAAGTTTAAACCTTCCATTATGACGGTGCCTTCTGAAAAGATTATTTCGTCACGATTCGCTATATCATTGCTAATACTCTTGCAATTACTATAAAATTTTTGTAAATATGTATCTCCTGGGTCAGACGAATAATCGTACTGTTCCAAAAGCTCGTCGTCGCAACCAATCTTAGATAAGTTATCTAAGAATAATCTGAAGTTTTGATTGAATCGGTCCATTATGTAAATAATATTAGCTCTATTTTTAGATTATTTATAAAGTTATGATAGTTTCTTTATCGATTGGATCATATACCGCTCTGCCAATAAATTTAAGACATCAAAATAAGACCAGATGCTATTTTTCTCATCTGGACTAAGGTCCTTCCAATGTGCCCGTAAATTTTCCAAAAATACCATAACGTCGGCCTTATTATTTCCCAAATTCATATCGGTGGCCATTTGCTCACCGGCGTCATCTAAAATGTAAGTTTCCACAAAAAACGAGTCGTCTCTGGATTGTATTAGTTTCTTAAATGTTTTACCATCCGCATTTTTTTTTAAGTATATCTGGGTTAAGTAGAAACTGGTTAATTGTTTATTATTATGTAATTTAAGGGTGTTTAATGCGGTGCACGCCATACTAAGTTTTTTATCGGACGGAAAACGATTACTTAGTGTTGAAACCATATTACACATTTGTTCTGCCAATTTTTTACTATAACTCATTGGATAGTTATCTATGTCCTAATTTTAAATACAAATTATCGATACATTAATTATTTTCTATAGGATTGTATATTGGACGTCTATTATAAAACGTATTTGTTTCTTAGAAGACATTATTGATTCGACATCAAAAAAGTGAATTATAAATAGAATATATTAATCACTACTAACGATTATTATATTCATGCTGATTATTTCTCTTACCTGGGCATTAATTCATTCCGAGCGGCTTGCAAATCTTGCAATCTGTTATCTAAGTTGTTACTGGGTTTTTTAGAAGGAGTTCTGGTTTCACCACTATCGTCAGTGGTAATAAATTCGTAGCAAAAATCCAACGGAGCGGGATTCGCTTGTATAAACGAGTATGAGTCCGACATATTGGCACTCATTTCAACTGGGTTAAAGTCCATTATATTATCCAACCCGTTTGTTGACGTTTTTACATTTGGAGCTCCATCCAATTTTTTTATAAACTCAGGCGGTTTATTAAAATTAGGTCTCCCAGCCAAAGGATTCTCCGTTTTAGTTATACCACTTGTAATAAACATATGTATCGCGTTGCCAACAATGGGTGGCCTCCCCTTTACTAATATGGCTGGAACAGTCTGAATAATAGAGGGTATTTTATTATTATTGTCAATGCATATTTTAATAAATTGATCCAGTAAATTTTTTTCCAGTAAGTGTTTCCATAATTTTATGGAAACATCGCATGATTTCGAATAAAATAACACTGGTTTCATTTTTATACACTTATGATTTTAATACGTAAATTAAACTTATTATATAAATTTGATTTAAAAAGTTATTTTCTAATAATACATTATAAATATGGAGATTTCAAACTTTTCCCAAAGTTCAACGAATGTTATGGGTCTTGGACCTTCGCCTACAACAATCGACGCAGGATTTGATATAGTCAGGAACTACGCCCATAAAATAGAATTTAATCTAAAAAATGTATCGGTGGCATTCGCCAATACTCTACGAAGGTCCTTTTCGACGTTGTGTCCAACCGTGACATTTACGAAAGAGAGTATTACAATTTTAGAGAATACTACACCACTTCATAATGAATTTTTAATTCATAGATTGGAATTGGTGCCTATATACAATATTGGTGCTGGTGGTGTTCTGCAACTTAAAACATACTATGATAAAGAAACTCATGAACGACGTTGGGAATTTTTGGACCCAGCAGTTCCAAAATTTTTACTAAATACTAATTTACCAGAGACAGTCTTAATTGATAATGTTAGTATGAATAACACTAAGAATATCACAACCGAATCTTTTATTGTCTCGTCTGGAGATACCATTTATCCAACGGAAGATTACTTTAGGAAAGATTCTCATACGGGCGACAGTATTCTTATTAATTGCATTAAGTCGGACTTATACAGTGGTAATAATATCGACAACTTGTCATTGGAAGCATACCCGGTTCCAGGTATTGGTAAGATGCATACCCGAAATGATCCGACGGGTACAGTCGAGTACCAATTCGTTATTGCCGACGATTCCAAAATTGATGCGGTATGGGAAAAAAAATTAATATATTTAAAGAAACACCGGATTATGGGTGGGATGGAACCCTACAACGACACTGAATTAGCTCAATTGAAAAGTTCCTACGATTTACTGGATAAACATCGTGTATTTGAAGCCGATAGCAACGGTCACGCCAACCATTTTAACTTCAAAGTAGAAAGCATCGGCTTTTTGTCCGCCGACGTAATTGTCTACGACGCCGCCAAACATCTTGAATTATGCATAGACGATATTATAAGTAGCACTAAATTTAAAGTGGTTGATGCTACTAACAATCTATATGGGTTGGATAGAAGCGGATTTAAAAAATTTAGTGTTAAAAAAATTGACACCGTTAACCAGGGTGCTACGATTACCTTGAAAAACGAAAACCACACTCTCGGTAATTTAATTCAAAGTAAAATACGCGAAAAATATTTAGTGGATATACACGATACAACAGACAGTGCTAAATATTTAAAAATGGCAACGTATCGAATGGATCACCCTACAATCGAAGAAATTGAAGTCATGTTGGTACCAAAAGATTCCATATCGACTGATATAATAAATGCTATCTTAAATAAGTATATTTCCGAAAAATACCATTCAGCGGGGCTAATGAAAATCGATAATAATAACAGGGTTCTATACTTTGCCGTATATCTATTTATTCAAGCACTTGAGGCTATTAAACTAGATATTGCTAACTTTTTACAGCTATATGGTGATATTTCGTCGATTGAAGGGCCGAGTTACGAAATGATTTAAGACTTATATAATATAGAATAAACATATTGACACTTTTGTGTTAATAATTTGGTTTTAATATCACTATAGTCTATTCTAAATAAAATATTATTTTGGTGAGTCGCCTTGTATACATTATGGACTTGTGCCAAAATTTTTTTATATTTTTTAGGAATATCACTAATCTCTATATTTTTAAAACAATACGCCTCCTTGTAAGATTCTAACATACTTTTAATTAAAACATCCAAATCATCCGACAATTGGGTTTTAATAGCTTTATACTCGGGGAAATAAAAAAGGATATCGTCGATATTACATTTGTAATATAGCCCGTCCAATACTATATAGCGTATATCAATCTGGTTTTTAACCAAATTCAATACAGTTTCGTACGCAGGATTTATAAGACTGCACCGATACTTCCGATCATTTGAATACAGCATATACCCTCGTTTACCCCAATCTAATCTGACTAATTCTCTATTTACCGCCCGATAGCTTGTCAAATTTAGTCGGTTCATCTCATTCAATTTAAGTAGTGCGGGCCTTTGTACCCCAATGTCGTACAAAATTTTCTCTCCAGTAGTATTATTATGAGTTTCAATATGGTATAATTCGCGCTTTTGAATATTACTGACTAATCGATTTTCGGGTATTTGGAGGATAAAACTATACGTAAAATTTTGGTCTAATGCTTGAATATCTATATGACATATCTTGTCGAAATATTGGCGAAAAGATTTATTTCCGCGAAATTTAGAATTTTCAGCATTAATACAGAATTTAGTTGATACACACCAACAGTCATTAAAATAAAGATTTATTAACGTTCCCTCCAAATTCTCCTCAATAACGCAATTTTCAAACGGGACACATTTAATAAAGTTCTCAAAACTAATACTGCCTGGGTTTGGGTGACAGACGACCTTTCCAGAGGACTTACTTACGATCAATCCTCTGCAACTACGGTCTATCTCACTGCCATATTTAGTTTTGTATTTAAAAATAGCAAGATCGTCATGTTCTTTGAATATAATATTAGGATTACTTTGGGGTAAAATTTCCAAAGACTTGGTTATATTAGGACCGAGAGTTTCCAGATACTTAAGAAATATATGACTCATTTATATTAGATATATAAAGTAATTCTTTAATTAATTATTATATCGTATGTCAAATAGTATATCATATGCCAAATAGTATAAATAGCACTCTGACTAGGTTATTAGTGGTTTTAATTTATAAGTGACAATAGTCATGCCGATAGTATAATAAGTTAGATTTATCTAATTTATTACAATATCATGGATTCGGTAGCCACTGGGACTTGACAACCTTTAACCTGAAATGCTCCGCGATGCTACCTTTATACCGTCAACCCAAATACTACGATTAGTATATAAATATACGCCTTTTTACTATAAAATCGACCCAATGACGAGTGTACCAACACCAAACCAAGTTTCAGATAGGGATTATATATTTCGAAGAAAGTTATTACAACAAATAAAATATTATGATATAATAGGATGGACGTTGTAAATAAAGTTCCGAGACTAAAACTAAGCGAGACCGTTTTTATACGGTGTTCAAATGGTGCACCGCAGTTATATAATGTTAAGCGTATTAGTAAAAAACCACAGAGATTATTTATTATTTTTGAACATGTCACTACAAAGGTTAAACTCGGAATTAAAATAGACTCCGGAGTAGTATCATATTCTAAATTTAATAAAATCAATGGGTGTGAGGTTATTCGAAATATCATTAGTATCCAAGACGCGGACGAATTTAATCAGCTCACTTTTGAAAACGACCGACGTGTACAAGTGAAATTAGAGAAACAATTCTTATTGAAAAAATCAAAACTGAGCGGCCTCCAAGTTACTTCCGCACATTATAAAATTAACAAGGTTAAAACCACCATAAAAACAACCGTCAAAAAATACATTAAAAAGCTTATTGAAATCGATAAAATATACAAGGGTTTTGTAGAATTATTAAATCATGAGGAAGGGTTTCCACATGATGTTCATACTACGGCCCAATTATTTATAGACATGTATCCAACTAAACAGTCGCTTCTGGAAACCCAACAGATCATTAATATGGAGTATCGACCTATTTTGGAAAATTTAAAAAACAGCGATTTTCATCTTACCAATATAGCACCCATAGTAATTGATAGGAAAAAAATATATGTGAGTCCTACCGACGATAAGATATCGATAAAAAATTCGAATAATCTGCAAAACAGTTTTGTTGAAAAGTATTTGAAAAAATTCTACTCGGAAACCTCCACCGGGGAAGGTGATATTGGCGATTTAGCCCTAAATTTAAATATTATGCGAGAATTTGCTAAAGGCGGGGGGCGCGGAGGGTCTGTAAAATCATATATTGATTATATTCGCAAGATATATGGTAATCCAAGCACTAATTTGGAAACCAATATTAATGGTGATTTTAGCCAAGATGTGTCCAATAAAATATTAATATATGACGCCCCGAATTTGAACTATCTCACTCCAGATAAAAGTATGATTGAGCATAAATATTACCCATTGAATTTGTCATATACGAACGATTTATTTCGGCTCAGTCACAAATCTGGTGATAATATAAGTTCGGCGTGTGCGGTACCAATTTTTACCCCGGATAAAAAACAATCCAAATTACAATTAACCCATAAAAATGGTAATCAAATCACGAAACGAAAATCAACCGACGCCATATATTATTTTAAAGATGTATTCGACGATATTAAAATTGGTACAACCAAAACCTGTAATGGGACAAATAAGAGTGGGGATATTTTTTATCTAGGTGAAGATTTTAAAGCCAGTGAATTAACTAAATCCCAGAGTGTACCGCCACAAAAAATACCTATATACGAGGGGGAGAACGTATATGTATGTGGATTTTATATTAAAAGTCCCAATAATTATAAAAATCTTATATTGGGGGGGCACGAGCAATACGATCTTAAAACCAACTCGAAGGTTTATCCTTCATTATTTTCCAACTATAAGACTGTCCTTGATGTTGACGATACTGTTATAACTCCAGGGGTTAAAATTATTCAGAATATTAATAACTTTACCTCGACGGTGAATTATGATCCAGATAGTGATTACTTTATTTTGGTGGGTCCAGCGGACAATTCTGAAACCAGAAGCAAATTAACCAAGCCACAGTGGCATAAAAATTTGGAGAAAATAGCCCCCACTTTGCAGGAAATAATGTCTATTATAAGGCCTCAACTACATTCCATCAAGAGTGTTGAGGACGTTGAAAAATTACTAAATAAATACTACTTTACATTTTCAAAATTCCCAAATACTTCTTATATAAATGAAATTAAGGAAACTATTACTAAAAATATTAATCTAACCCAGGCACAAATTCAGAACCACCATAAAAACTCCCTTAACCTTAAAAATCAATCCAACCTAATGAATACGCTATATTATAAATTAAAGCGTAGTAATGGGGTAGATTTTAAATTTTTAGAATTTTTTAATAACTATACGATAAAAACTGCCGTTCATAAGAAACTACTAGCTAAATTATATACATTCCTGAAAGGGCGACCCGCCCCAATTGCAGGAAATATAGAGGACTCGGTAATGAGTTTAATAAAGTCTAAATTTATTAGAGGTATAAAAAGTTACGAAATTGGGCGAGCAGACCAACTAAATAAACTATTAAATAATATCCCCAAACAAACCATTAAGTTTCAAAATATCTCCCATTCAAAAATTATTTTAGAAGAAGTATTAGACATTATTAATTCCAAAAAGGGTTATTTAAACCGCGAGGTGCTTTCGAATATATTGGAATTAGATAATCAATACAAAATTATGGAAATTATCCGCAACGAAGAGGCACGGTACGATGTTGCGTTAGAGGAGCACATTGCATTAATTGAAGCCGATATTACTGGGTTAGTCACGAGTTATAATAATCAACGAGATCTACAGATTAACTATTTGAAAATGTGCAAGGGTGTTAGAGTTGTAAAAAACTATTCAAGAGTTAGTGAAATTAATAAAGATAATGGTGTGGAAGTCTATAGGGACTTGAAATACGATACCTTGTATTACGACCTAAGTATGCTATTTAATATTTTACAATCTCCAGCGACAGTGAATGCGGACGGAAACTATTCTTTTAAAATTGTGGAATCGGCCCACGTGGATAGCCTGAGCACTCGCCTTGAAAAAATTTACATATTCATGGATATTGAAACTATTACTAATAAAACAACGGAATTGTTAGAGTTCTATGAAAATTTCCGCATAAATTTTACCGACCCTAATATAACTGCCATATTGGACTTATTGGATAATTTCGATATTTCGCGCAAAAAACAATTCGCATCACTAACTATAAACGGGTTTCCACTTCGAAACAAGGTTCAGTCTGACGACGTCGCTTTTTTAGTTGATGGGCGAAAGGAGTTTCTGTTTAAACGCAGTGGGGGGGTTTGGCACATTATCACCGCTGAAGAATTTCAAGACACCCCAAAGGCCTTTATATTTTCAGATCGAAGTATATTAAAACTTAAGTCGGACGAATTAGAAAGGTTGTTTCAAAAAATTAATCCAAGTGCTGTGGCAACTGAGGAAAAATGTATTAATATAGACGATTATTCGATACCCATCGAGATTTATCGAATGTTAGGTGACATTGCACAGAAACGGGCCATTGTTAAAAATTGCAAAACTATCGTAAAATATAAACGCCGTATTGGTTCTGGTATTACGAACCAATTGAAAACTATAGAATCAATTTTTTCCAAACAACAACACCGAAAGCAGCGGTTCAGTATTCCACATACGGCACCTCTGGTCCGCCGAAAATCGCCAATACCAAATGCTATTTTACTACGATATAAGGACCTTTTCGAGGGGAAAGACTTTGACGTGAGTATATCAAAGGTTATCGAGTTCGCGGAAACCTTCGGGATTGATTACTGCATAGCCGACGGTTGTATAGAAACTGAAAAGATCTCCAGTACCTCCAAATTTATCTACTACAATTCGTCGGCATTCGTATTTCCAATTTGCTGTAAACATGAACTATGCTTCAAGGATATTGCATTGAAAACCAACACTGAACGGGCTGCTTTATTGGAAAAAATTAAATCCGATTTTGGAAAAACCGAAGAAGATCGCTGTATTTGTACTTCGTGTGGTAAAGATATTGATTTTTTACAGGGCAATGCGTTTGAAGGGTTTGATAGTGGGAATTCCCTCGTCGTTTTCCGCGAAGCCGTATTAAGGGAGCCTGATACTACACTGGAATTATATGAAGATGACCTTTCTATTAAAAACGAACGTGATTTTTATGACAAATATCAAAAATCGCCTGAAATAATGGCAATTAAATATATTATCAGTGAACTCGGTATCAAAATTATACCTAAGGATTTAAATTACATTGTTTCAAAATTCGATGCAATATCAGTGTCTGATTTATACAAGAAGTTCATTAAGACTGATATTATTAAAAAAATTATGGTTAAGACTTATGAGTTTTTAAAAGCCTCCAGGCCCAAAAAGTCCAAACGTAAAAAGAAACCCATGACGGGCGGCTCCAATATCGACATTAAATTAAAGGCAAATATATTAACAAAAGTCTTAAACTCTAAATTCTATACACAGTTTGCTAAGTATCCAGATGGTGTTATTGATATTAGCGATTTAGAATCAGTCTTTAGTGTCGCCTTAAAAACCCAGATCAACGAGTTCAATTTAAGCAGTCCCTTGCGACCCATTTCCCTCGAAGATTCGGATCTATTAAAAAATATCGGGGATATTAATCAATTATTGGGATATTTAAATAAAAGCTCATCTCCAAATGGGGCAATTGTTTTATTACTAAGTAACATCCAAAAATTATTCAATATGTATATTCGAGGGTTCAAATTTATGCATGGGTTGAAATATGTAACTCTGTTATTACAGTGTAGCCTACCTGAATACACTATAAATCCATTCTTAATGCTATCAAAAATACCCGCATTACGTGCGAGTGGAAAAAACTATTTAATTCAAAACCTATATCACAACCAAGAATATATAATAGAGTCCATGTTTTCTGTAATGGAAAATACACTCCAACATAAGACTAAATCAAAAAGCGTGTATCTGAATAAGATAATAGCTATATTTAAAAATATCTTGGGACTTTCTTTAAAATTCGCTGTAAAACCTCTAAACAAAAATAAGAACAGTCTTCGAAAAATTATGTTTCTCAATAACCTAATAATTTTTGAACCGTTTGATATCGACACGGTTGGTTCTAAATCAGCCAAACTTGTAGCAATTAAAAAATACTTTACTGAAAAAATAGTGAAAGAGCTCGGCGACTTAGTAATTCAGGATCCTTACATAGCAGAATTAAAAGCCCGACGAGTTAAACACGAATATGAGCGCTCTTTGGCAGGAGGGTTTACCTATGAATGGCCTGAATTTAGACCAATTATAAATACTGAGTCTCTAAATGAATTAAATCTGGATGTAATGTTAGCGGAATCCATCGGGTTTTCGTCGACATCATTAGAGTTAAACGCTCAATTATCAAAATTATCGGCCAACTATATTTATTATATAAATAAACTTCTCAATCTAATTGACGCGGATTCGACATTTTTTAGCTATACGACGTCCACTGCATTTACCAATATCAATTTCTCATTTGAGGACTATTTCGATATCACGAGTTTTACCGACTTGAAAATTAAATATCCGGGTAAAATCGACGAGGATCTGGATAGGAAAACAACCTTCGATCTATATCTGACCAAAATCAAGGTCCTTTTAGAAAGGATGCATTACGTAAACACTATTATTGGTTCGAAACGCCGCGAATTTAACTCACCTATATATTTATTAGCTAATAATAATCTTAAGACACGTGATTTACAAGAGTATACCTCCTTCGAAATCCTATCGGCGGGAAAACCCCCTAAATACTTTTTGAACCGTATTAAAAAACTATTTACTACCTACTATATAACGGACGAGCAGTTATTAGTGTCAAATAGCTTGCCGATAACAAAACGACGAATTTTTAAAACAATTAAAGACCCTAATCATCACGCCATTGTAACCTTATTAGAAAGACAAATATCACATACCCCGACGACTAGTGCAGCAGTGTTGGGTGAAGACATGTCGGCTGAAGCCATACGACTTGTTGGAGACTTTAATATAGTAGACGAATATATGAGCCTTATTGGCGATACACGGAATATCATAATTCATGAAATTTTAAAAACTCAGGAAGAGGGTCTTGATGCTGAAAACGACATATTTTTTTCGGGTGATAGTAATGGTGTGTACGATATTGATATCCTTACTGGAGAATTTAAAGCTAAAATAAATTATAAATTAAATCAGAAATTCGGGGACATGGATAGCGGCGAATTGGAGGCTGTTATTAAAATAATCGAGGACAAGATACATACTATCCGTCCAAAAACGGAAACCGCCACAAAATTCAACGATGCCGCGAACTTTAAAACAAACTATTTAGAAACTACGCGTAATATTAGCGAACTGATAAAGCATATCAAAGTTACTAATAATGAACCTGCATTAGCACCAGTGACCGAGTTAAGAAATATAGTGTCCTTCGATGATATTGATAGTCGCGAACTTGAAGACTCCTGGATTGAATTGAATTCCTTGGAATTTCCAGTAACGACGGGATATATGCGTGAGACCGTACTAAATACTTTATCACCCGTGCAAAAAACTATGTTTCGGGAGATTTTCGAACGGTCTGTTGATAAAATGAATAATTTTTTCGTTGAAAAACTCCGCGAGATTGAAGCGGATTTAAGAATTATTTTATTTGAGGAAAATGCAATGTGTAAACAACTACTCGCAAAAGAATATGCTTTTTATTCAGAAAAACAAGAAGTTGATAAATCCAAAACTATTAAACATATATTCGGCTATTTGCTAAAATTCCTCATAGGCAGAAGTTTAATCATATATCGTGGATATATAAATTCTATTCAAAAAGATGCGTGTGCGGACGAGGCACGTATTGAAGAGGACACCCGAAGGCGGGAGGCGACGAAAACCTCGTTTGATAACGACGATATATCAATTATTAAAAAAATATATAGCTCACGATATGGTGTCCTATGTGAACCAACGCACCACCCACTGACGCATTTAGATCAATATACCGCGGCGTGTACTGGTATTATTTATTTGGTTGGATTAGTGGATTCTAACATAGGAATTCAATATAACATAATTTTATTAAAAGACCTTATTATCAAAGTATTGTATCTACTTAATGCGATTTTCCAAGATGTTCCCGTGGTGGTCGGCAGTATTAACGACGTATTCTTTGAAGAACTGTCCAGTATTTTTGAGACCTTTAAAACAAATGAATATGAAATTAAAAATTATATGAATATTAAAAAAACCAAGGGGAATCAAAATCGCAAGCGTAAATTCGATAAAAAAACAACCGAGGATAAGTTGGCTCATAAGTTATATCGCCGATTCAATTTGGGAAAGATTTTAGATTTAAGTGATAAAGCCATTGAAGAAGAAACTACCGCAGACGCCACAGAGGAGCCATATGAAGAAGGTGCCTATAATATGGCAGATCCTAATATTGACAACTGAATGATTTTATTATGGTATTATTATCTTTTTATAATATAATGTTAAATATTCGCCCATCGACAATTTATATTTTTATAATTTATTTAGTTATTAGTTATGTTATATGGATATACAAGCCCGCTATATTTTTTAGTAAAAATGGTGAAATCCGCTCCTTTGGTTTACAGGAAGATCAGACAATGTTTTATTATCCACTAATGTTAGTATTTTTAGCACTCATTATCTTTTATATTTTTGAATTAAATGACTAATATCGATACTTAATAGCCGCACATGGTTCATAATTTGGTTTGTAATTATTACAAAGTATATTATAGATTTATAATTTTAGATTTTATAGAATCGGTATTAACAATTAAATGGCGATTGTATATAAAGATTAAAAGATAATATAATAATATAATAGATATGTCAAAGAAACAGAAAATAACCAGGAAGAAGTTTTCATTAATTGACTTTATGGGAGAAACCTTTGACTTTACATCCGCTGGAATGAAGAAGAGTTTATCCAGCGGGAGGCTTTCGAAGAGTTCATGGTCCAAAATAATCAGGACAATGTTAAATGACACTCAATATGTAACGCGTCGCCAACCGTTTATCAATCAAGAGATTCAAGGGGGGGTTTTCGATCTTAAAAAATCATCAGCTGGTATTTATTTCCCGTATCGGGACGTACCGCAGGAGCTTAAGAGTTTTTTTAATGAAAATAGAAAGGCATTGGCTATTTATTATCCGGGGGACGAAGAGTCTGATATTGGTAGTTATTTAGAAGCACCTCCATTTGACCTACCGGTCAACTTCGCCCAAAAACTAAATGACGTACCTGCGTCGCCTTTAGTAGGGAAAGAATATTTGGTCTATTTAAAACAAGCGTTCTTAAAAATAATCGAATCAATTACAAAAATCAATGTAGTAATAGCGATGATTCCTCTGGAGAGCGTTATCATAAGCCCCGACTTTGATATTCTTAAAAAGACCGTCGGATTCACGGTATACTCGAAAAAGCTTAAAACGGGTACGGTGGAAGATCTACGGGTGAATAATTTACTTCTGTTTGAACAGATCGACGATGAATTTTTTATGGATTTCGAATTAACCAGTATGAATGCGTCAATTGCCACCTTTAAAAGTACCTTAAAATCCACTCCAGAACTCTCACCTAAGTCTGGTGCACGTATAGATTTATGTAATGGGAAAGAAATTCCAGACGATTATTTTACTCAAAAATGGGATAAAATCGAACTCCACGGGGGTAATCCAGAATTTAATCAGTTTTTATTAGAACCTAAAAAACCCGGCTCGAAGTCTCGTAAATTACTAAATTGTATAGAGAATCGCCCTAATCGTTTTGCTGGATATTTTCGTGAAATAGATGGGGGGGACGAACCCGAATGTGAAATTATTTGGGAAGTCGGCTGGGAAAAAGACTATATGTTAGACGATGAACAGCATGGTCGACCAAGCCAATTGACGAATACTGTGAGTACTCCAATTGTAGAAACGAATCAGGTGATTAATTGGATTAACACTTTGGCCAATGCAGAACGCGACGTGGTCTCTAAAATTGATATTGGTTCGACTGGACCGCTTAAAATTTATGATGTTGGACCGACTGGAAACAGTTTATTTTATGCCCTCGCGAATTCGATGATACATAGTAAAATTCTCGATTTTACAAAGAAGCAATATGTTGATATTAGTATTCCAAATAAATTTATCGAATTGAATGGCACTACGAAGCCTGTATATAAACTATTTTCCGAAAAATTGCGGGAATTATCAAACAGCATATTACAACAAACTTTTATGGGCGTCCATACACGCATTATTCAGAATTTAACACAGGGTCCAGCCGCCGGTACCAATGACGACCCAGTATTTAATCAGCTACGTGAACAGCGTGACAATTTAGTAGAAAAAGTCTATGGTGATATGAATACAATAGATACCGAGAATAAAATACACACAAGTGTAATCGAATATTTAACACGAACAACGGAGCCATTTTTTAAATTTTCCACGCTTGGTATAGAGGCATTGTGTGGGTTTTTTGATATTGCGTGTAGCTTAATACATTTTACCCAGGAAAGAGCCCATACAGTAAAAGAATTTACTTCAGTCAATGCTAAAAGTAAGTTTAATTACGATGGGTTATTATTTGAAACTACCCCAGAAATAACAGCATTGGATAAAAAAACAATTTACTTAACGTTGATTGATAATCACTACATGAGCACAATTCCGCATGCGACGCTTTCGCAAGCCAGTTATAATTATTTATTTCAAACGGGTGATTTACAAATTAACGTTTTCGACCCCCGCTCTTCACAAACTATTAAATTATCAATTTCAGATTTCCACGGAACAGACCCGCGTATTGACGATAGCTTTTTAGAAGAATCGCACGACTATATTCAATGGTTATTTCCAAATAAATTACAATCGCTCTACGGACCAGGTAATTCGCAAAAATCGATTTATTGGAAGGGGGTGGAATTCAGTATGCCACGTCAACTTACATTAAGTGATAATGATATACATTTCATTGAAACCAGTGATATCGCAAAGGTAAACACTATTAAATCGTTAATGATGATGTTAAAATTTTACGGATTTCAGTTAGTTGTTAATGGTGATAGTGGAATACCAGTTTCATTAAAAGTAACAACATTTGAAATATTTAAAACACAAATACCTCATATTAAAATGAAACGATTGGATGACGCGTCGTTAGTTAAAACGCGCTTTGAAAACTTGCGACAAAATCGTCATAATTATTTGAGAATTACACGAATACTTAAATATCTAAATAATATTAAATTACACGCTATTAGTAAATTAATCATAACTAAATTAAAATCCGAAATTGAACTCGGTGACCTATCGAATAATCCCCAAATTAAAACATCTCTGAACGAGTTTTGGTTAAAGGAATTATAATATTCCCACAGTTAAATTTTTTTCTCAGTTAATTATATAAATGGTAAAGGTTATGGATAATATTGGAACTCGGGCCAAAGTTTGGCATGGTACCGCGAAAAAAACTTCGGGGGGTTTATTAAAATCGGATCTTATGAAAAATAAGAACGGACGAATTATATCCAAAAAGAAGTACCTCGCGGGCAAAAAAGCCATCAAATATTTAGTCGCAGCTGGATATAAGACGGAGAAGGGAAAGTTCGGGACCAAGAAGTCCTCTAAAAAACGCCCAACAGACGCCTCGCCTAAAAAGTCGCCAGCCCAGCCGAAAAAGTCTGTTGCATGCCGAGTGGCAACGAAGGCCAGTAATTTGGCAGCAAAGGCCGTCAAAAAGGCTTGCAAATAGTCGTATAGATAAGTATATCATAATCCTACAATTATGATATATTCAATGTCATTATTGTTAATACAGTCATATTTAAAATCTTATCTTAGAACGGTTTATTTAAATATTCTTCGTACTTTTTGAGGTTAGCCTCTAGATCAGTGGAGCATATAGTACATACTTTTTTCACAGAATTTTTATAGTGGTTTCTGGATACGAAAATCGTTAATATCGTCAAATAGATCAAGTTCGCGATAAACCCCGCGATTTTATCATCCTTGACGGCCATTTTAATTGGCGTCTTAAAAATAGGAACAACTGTGATTAAATAATAGACGCCCACATATAAAGCACTCATTTTAACCCCATGCCATAAACTGCGCAGTTTGCTAACTTTTTTGCATTTCTGCTTCGAAGCACCAATTGATATAAAAATTCCAAAAATAAAAGCCAGGGTACCATTAAAAATTACTTGCGTCAATCTATTTTCAGGTAATAAAAATGATGTTGATACCATAGTCATTAAAGTAAAAAGAAATGAGAATGCTACGAGTTTTGTCTTCATTATATATACTAAGATAATAATATGACTTATGCCAATATTACAGTATTAACAGAAATTGAGCATAGATGGGCAACTATAAACCTTTGTTTTAATTGGGGTTACTATTATGTATTATTATTTTGACTGCGGGGTTTATAGGTTCGGTGTATTTTAATAAGTAAATTACTAAGAAGACTATATCTTAAGAAAATCACTCTTTATAAAGCGGTATACAAAAAGTATTTAAAATATTAATATATAGTAAGATATGCCTCGAGATTATAGAACTGATACCATTACTATTGAACAGGCCAGACGACGATTCAATGAATATTATGCTGAAAAAAGCAAAACCCCGATTGGACTCTTCCGTGCAAAGTTATTTGATATGATGTACCAAAAAAAACCATCTAACTTAATCAAATGTAATCAAACCACCGGTATATGTGAAAAGGGTTCGATTAAATATATGTTGGAAGAAGGTCCTAAAACTTTTGACGTGGAGGGCGTTGACGCCTTTCCAGAAGGTAGTGAATTTGAAGTAGAATTACCAAGTGGTGAAAAGCGAAGTTATAAATCCAAAGGGTATGAAAAGGTACTCGGTACCGATGACGCCAGCGAGCCAGTATATGGCCCAAGATTGGACGCTGGTAAAGAATTATATAGCAAACACTTTAAGGCGAAGTACAAAGCCCGTAAAGGTAAAAATTTAGTCGATATTTATTGGGATAATTATAAGCGCGAGAAAGCCGCAGGAGTAATCAGTGATAAATGGCGCCGAAAGAATAAAAAGGTCCGTAAGACTGACAGTAAGATCGAAATACTGCTACAGTTTACAATTGGTGCTGGTAGTTTTTTTATTGCGGAGGCTATTGAGTCCGAGGAAATTGATTATGACAAGGTCTATCAATTGGTTCGTAAAAATAACGAAATATTACTACAATCCGAAGGCCAGTTATTTCACGAGGAACACCTTGAGTATGATTCGCAAATAGATTTTTTACAAAAATTAAAAATTTTACCATATAGTGGTGCCTTAGAATTTAAGAAAAAGACTCCGGTCCCGAAACAGTTTAAACTTAGTATAAGTCATGACGACGACCAGAGTAAAAATTTAGAGTTGGTGTTAAATATTACGACTGGTAAGGTAACGTCGGATGACCTACCTGGCAAATCACAGACCATTCTCGATTTCTGGCTCCAGTACGGAGAAGATATGGAGATTACTAGTGTCGAGGAAATTACTACTCCAGATAAATCAATGGTTGGGGGTAAAGCACCAGACTATTATTATGAATATGATTTCAACACCACTCACAGTTCATCGGATGATGACTACTCTGTTTTAGATAGTGATTATGAATAATTGATATAGTAATCTAAAAATATAAATATAAATATAAATTATATTATTTATATTTATGGAGGATGTTAATTCGCTTGATTTTAGTACATTTTTATTAAACAATTTTTCTAATGAAGAAAGCCCCCCAGGTGATCTGGCATTATTAATACAGCGGTATTATGAATTAAAAATGGAAAACTCGAAATTTTTAATAAATCCAAAAAAACGCCTGCGTACAATACCCGACTTCAGTGCAATGTTAAAGTCTGACTATGACCGAGTTAGTAATCCAGGCAAAGAATTAACTACAAATCTACCGATGGTTTTTATTGAATCGGCCGAAAAGTTACAAATTGACATTAAAGATGCCAATTGTGATAAAAGTATAGTAGAGATTATAATTAAGATTGGGACCAAAAAGACGCCCAACGAACGTATCACGAATGTGCATAAAGAATTGTTTCTATACGATATATCGAGTATTAAAAGTAAGCAATCGAACACGGAAACCTCGGGCTCCAGTAGAAATACAGATGTTTTAGACGAATTAGCCAGCACTTGGAATTCGTTGAGAGTAGAAATTGATACGTTTACTACAAAGTATGAAACTTTTATACAGGATAATCGTTTATTAAAAACCATGCTGAGCAATTATCATAATAATGTAATCCATAACATTAATACACAGGCCTTAAGTGACTTCGAGAATAATATTACAATATCCAACCTCACGAATACTGGTGCGGTTGGGGACGACACGGCGCGTATAATTAAATTTTATATGGTTATAAACATTTTACTTACGAAATATAATAAAATACAGGCGTTATTATCTGGAAATAAGTTGGAACTCAATATGGTACGGTCTGTCGTGTTTAAACGGGCCGACCCAATAACTATAAATAATATTTTTATTGTCAACAGACGTGTGTCGTCTACTAAGTTATCGATTATCGATATGAAGGGTGTTGAAACGGATGTACCTGCTGATTTATACGCACAAGTATACGAACAGCAAAAAATATCACCAAACGAGTTCGGCGAATTCACACGAAAACACCGATTGGCAGATATAGAGGTTTCTGTTAAAAAAATATCAAAGACCCCATTAAAATACTCTGGAACTGTTCATTATGTATTGGACTCAACGAAACGCCAATCCCTGGCATATAAGGACTTACTGAATAATGGTGGTTTAATAACTGGTGAAATATCTCAGGAAATAATCAATCCACCTGTATATAAACTTAAGAAAACTATGAAATCTCTTAGTAAACTAATTTCATACGAAGTGGGTAAAAGTATTTTTATTTCTCCCAAAATTCCACACGCTAAAATGGGATTTGGTGTTATTAATGCTTTATCTGGGGATGTTCTGGTTTCGGAATCCAGTGGTCCCGCCAACATTTTTTTAGATAAAATCCCAGATTGGAGAAATAAACTGGTTCGAAGTTACATTAACACAGATTCGCATGGTGTCGTCACGCCTATTATTTTAAATGCTCAAGCATTTTCGTCAATTACGCATTATTTGTTATATTATGCCAATTTAAATGATACGGCGATTGCTAACACCTATTTATATAGTGGCTCAAATGGACTTAAAGAGGTTCTTGCGGATTTTACAAATTTAGTTACCAATAATTCAAACTGGAGTGGGTCTGATAATAACTTACGGGTTCCGAATCATGTATATGAGTTGCTGCGGATAACGGCTGCCAAATTTAGTCAAGTAAATAATTTAAAGGATATTCTATTAAATACTGGGGAGTATGCAATAAAAAATGCATTTAACGGCGACGCCATACATGGGGTATATGAAATCTCCAAGGAATTACTATTCGTACGTGCAAAACTTAGAGCAGACACGGTGCATGAAATCTATCCTGAATTTGAAGTTGATATGCGCACATTAGCCAAATTGAAAAAGTCTATACACTCCAAGCAGAGAAGTGGTTTTATCTCGATTGGTGCTGAAACCGGCTTTCCTACTAATACTGAGGTTATTATAGCTGATTCTATAGAAACGCCTAAAGTAATAGCGTATGACCCGGCGTTCATGGTTCATGTATATAAAAAGATGCAGATGCAAAAATTAAAGCACTATGTCGAGAACGTATTACTAAAACATATTTACCCAGTGCCGAGTTCAGTGAATGCTCTATTCGATTCCCTCGCATGTTCTATGTTTGACGCGGGTGTCTTTAAATCACTCCCACCTGTATTAAAAACTATTTTTAGTGACTCGGTATTAGTTACTGAAAAGGGCTATATTACTTTAAATGACCGATTACTTCAAAAACCTATATTGAGAAAGGCTGCTCTCGAGTTAAAAAAACTTACCGCCGAAGTAATTGATCTTACTAACCAAGAATTTGAGGAATTTGTTAAAAGTTTAGCAATTAAGAAAACAAGCGGTCGTATCCCGTCTATAAATCGGCTACTTAATATCAAAAATCACATCGATCGTAGAGCAACTATACAGCAACGCCCCAAATTGTATTTTATACATGACCTATTGATGAAAATAGAGTATTCCAACCGATACACTGATATAGACGATTATATCTCATCCATTCGTAACGCCTCGCTTAAAACACCTTCATATGAAGAAGCCTGGGGGGGATTTCATGAATTAACGGCTATTTCAGCACTTTTTTCCTTGGATATTACTACGTACCCAAGTTATTCGGCTGACACCGACGTCAGTGACGGTAATTTTTTTGAACAACGGAAATCGTTACTCACATGCAGTATCCCTAGAAAATATATGAATTCCAGTCAAACAGTTACTCCTATTGAGTTGGGATTTTTAGGTGATAATCCAAAACACTATATATCCATAGTGTCAGCAGACAATATGGAATTTCAATTGGAGGCTATATTAAAAACTGACGCCGACGTAGAGGAAGATGGTAATTTACTAAAATTACTGGGAATGGGTTTCTCTATAAATTTAGCGTCGGAAGCCCTGCGACTAAATAAAAACAATATGGCGAGAGCGATGGAATATATATTCGGGGCGTTACAATCACATGTTGACGTATTAGAAAGTCGCGACCAATATAATTTTGAATTCCAGATAGGAGATTTGGGTGTAACTATAGGAAAAGGAATCACTTACATCCAACAGTTCCATGAAGGCGCCCTGAACAGTTATTTTAAAAATTATCATTATTTAGAACATACGCATAACTATATTCAGTGGCTTTTTCCAAATCATAGACCTTCGGTATTTAACACTGATAATCGTGTAATTTTAAAATTATCAGAATTGGAATTACTTCGTGAAAATGATATTGCTCGAGGAAATTTATTCTTGTCGCTTCAGACCATGGTGGATTTCTTCGGAGGGGATTTATATATGAAACGTCGTGATACTGGGGGGGACTATCCAGAAATTAACCCTAACAGTAACATTCGACAGCGTTTAGAAAATATTAATTCACCCGCGGGCCACCACAATTTATTAAGAATTACCAGAATACTAAAGTATCTTAATTTAATGAGGGAGTATACATTGCAATATCTCATAATTAATTATTTTTTAACGGAAATATTTCAAACGGACCATGGCATTTCTTGGGATAGTAAAGTTGTTGATTCGTTAGAATATTGGATTGATACGATCACTGACCCAAGTGAACATGCGCACTACGCCGAAACACTTCTATTCCATAAAAATTTTCCCAAACAGCGAGAACAACCTGGTGTGCAAGTAGGTGGGAATTCTAAATTACTGACCGAACTGAAACAAGACTATTTCAAATTCCCATATAAATATAAAAATAAAATATATAATATCGCCTATACGAGTTACGGTGGGTCTGGGAAAAAGAATCGGACTAAAATTTTAGGAATTCTTGATAAAAATAGCAAGATCGATTATGACCGACGAGTCAAGAAGGGTTCGTTTTATGACAACATTATGTCCAAAGTCCATAAGAGGTTATCAAACAACACTATAAAATTAATAGGGGGGTCAATCGAAAAAATACCATATATGATTGATAGTGGTAACTCCGTATATGTAAATCGCAACAGGATAGGCACATTCACCGATCGCCGAATAATTTTTAATTAAACCACTTTTATTAAAATAAAAAATATATGTATATTTTAATAAATGCGTATAGATAATTCTCTCGATTTAATAAGTGATATAAATAAACTGATAGCGAAATTAAATAAATCTTCTCAGAAAGGTGGTGCTATACGGAAATTAAAAAAATATAAATCTAAAAAATTATCGTTTTTGAAAGCAGGTGAAAAGAAGCAGTTACACGCTATCTTAGAATCATTAACTGTTGTTGGAGGGAAAAATAAACAATTCAATAAGCTTTCGTATAATAGTTTAGATACAAAATCCCCAAAATCTAAAACAACATCTAAAGAAAAAAATACTAAGTCGACCGACGTAGACCAGTATGGAAATTTATCAGACAGTTTAGAATACATTATAGGTGGGTCCAAAAAATACACCCAGAGCGATGACATTAAAGCCATACTCGATATGGCCAATAGGGCTGACCTGATAGATACGACGTACATTAATGATATGGTCGGTGGGAAACCCAAGTTAAATGCCTCGAAAGCATTGGGTGGTCTGAAAGCCGCAGGCGACCTTGTTGGTTCTGCTGTGAGTGCCAACCCAGATGCCCTTGAAGCATTGGGTGGTCTGAAAGCCGCAGGCGACCTTGTTGGTTCTGTTGGTTCTGCTGTGAGTGCCAACCCAGACGCCTCGAAAGCATTGGGTGGTCTGAAAGCCGCAGGCGACCTTGTTGGTT